CTGTTATTGAATCTAAAGTCCTTTGATCTAATGCTTGCGGTTTCTTTGGCTTTGGAGCCAATAACATTGATATACCAGTTAAAACAAGACTGACGGCAAGGTTAATTAAAAAAACTGTTTCAGCCGCCTTAGCATTGATTTCTGGTATTAATTCATATCCGGCAGGTCTTGTCTTTGCTCTTTTAATTCCCTCTAATACTAATTTTCTGTATTCATTCTCAGTACATCCAATTGTTTCTATTAACTGTTTCTCGAACGGAAGTAATACGACTTTCTTAAAGCTTGCGCCAAACACCAATTCACCATTTTTTGATGTGGGTTGCAATACAAGATTCCTTTCTGCCATGACACCGCGAAGTTAAACCCCGTTTTATCAGGGATAAGAATAATATCTCCATCATA